TTCATCCGTCGTGCGCTTGAAAGACTCGGCAAGCGCATCTTCCATCGCGGCCAAATCTTCTGCGCTGGTTCCGGCATCGCGTGCAGTCTCGCGCACTTCGGCAAGCTGCCGATTGTAGGCGAGCGTAGCAACGGCCAGCGGCCCATCAAGCTCTGCGCGCACATCCTCAAGACCGCGCTGGAACTGGTCGTGTGCGGCAAGCGCCTTGTCGAACTCTGCGCGCTGGTCAGCAAGCGCCTTTTCGTGCTTCGCCGCCGCATCGGTGGCGGCCTTTTCATTTGCAGCGCCATCGCGCAGGCTCTTGTAATACTCGCGCAGCCTCTCTATCAGGTCTGACGTGGCCTGCGTTTTCAGATCAAGACCGTTTATGTCGGCCTCGTTTGCGCCAGACATCGACGCATCTTCGCGACCAAGATCGTTCAGCATGATCTGCTGCTTGATCAATTCTTGTATCGCCGCCATGCGGTCGATGATTTCTTGCTTGCGCTCTTGGTTTACCTTGACGCCAGTGTATGGGTTTGCCTCAACGTCCTGCAGCATCAGTAGGTTTTCATGCAGTCCGCGATATTCCTGAGTCAACCGCGCAACGTCATCAGGTGACGGCCCGTTTATGCGTGCGGCAATGTCCTCGCCTGCGAACTTTGCAAGGTTTCCGATCTCTGCAACAAGACCAACAACAACTGCTGTCGCCTTTGCAGCGCCTTCAATGATTGCGCCGAATCCCTCGCGGAACTTCGGATCGCTGAGAGTCTCGGCAAATCTCGCAAGCTCAGGAGTCAATCGCGTTGCAATCTGAGTCGCAGTTCCTTCCAGCGCAGCACGTGCTGTCGTCAGAGAGTCGTTGAAATCTTCAGCTTGCTTACCAAACTCTGCACCGACAACAAGGCCTAGAATCTTCGCCTCATCCATCATGTCGCGGATGGCTTCTGACCCACCATTCAACAGCGGGATCAGTTCACGGCCAGACTTGCCCATCAGTTGCATTGCCAGGCTGGTCTTGTCCACGCCATCAGGCAGCGAACCGAACACGTCTGCAAGGTCTAGCAGGATCGTATCTGCGCCACGCAATTTGCCATTCGTGTCGGTGATACTTACGCCGACAGCATCAAATGCGCCTGACAGTTGCTTGTTGCCAGACACCGCCGCAACCATGTTCTGCGACAGCTTGCCGACGCCGGTTGAAAGCTGCTGAAGGCTCACATCCGACAGGCGCGCAGCGTATTCCAGCGCGGAAAGCGCCTCAGTTGAAACGCCGATCTTCTGAGCCGCCTTGCTCAATTCGTCGGCACGGTCAATCGCTGACTTGATCGCCACGCCTGCGGCAGTCGCCCCCGCAGCCAGCGCCGCACCAATGGCGACGCCAGCCTTCTCAAACGAGGCTTTGATTTCCTTCGCCCGCTTGTCCGCGATGCGCGCAGCTCGGCCTGAGTCAGTCTCAAACTGGCCTGTTTTCATCAGCAGATCGACTGTCAGAGTGCCGAGCGAACGCGCCATGTGTACCTCAAATCTGGTTAAAAACGTCGATCAATTCCTGATCGGGATGCGCTGGCGGCTTGTATGGATGCAGCACGTCGAGCATGTCGGAGAACTTCGACTTGCCGCCCATGCCGGTGCGCAGTGCGATCAGTGCGGCTGGCTTGTGGTAGCGGTGCAGATCATCAAACGGCCATCGCTTGTGATATTCCTTCCACGCGTTGAACTCGCGCTTTGTCATCCGCTTCCGCCACTCGGCGACGGTTCTGCCGCCGAGCGTTACCGCGATCAGGTGCCAGAAATAGTCGTCTGATCGTCGGTCAAAGATTCCCCCAACTCGTCACGCGCCTCTTTCGTATCCGCGCCGACGCTGTGAATCTCGTTTACCAGTGCTGTCAGCATGCGCGGCTTCAGCAGCGCTGCCTGTTCGACGGTCATCACTGGCGAGCCGTCCTCATTGACGATGCACTTCGCAACGATCTTGATGCGCTCGGCTGACAGGTCGGCAGGCGTCTTGCTGAAACTCGACACGAAACTCAGCATGTCAGCGTCCATCGGTTCGCGCACGAACACGTCAACCGTGCTCTTACCCAGCTTCACGGTGCGCTTGTGCGGAGCCGATGACACGAATACATCGGCATCTTCCAGCGCTTGCAAAAACTCGTTTTTCTTCGCCATGTTTGATCCTTGGTGGACGCACCAGCGCGCACGATGCGCACGGCGAACACGCAGAGCGTGCGCGCCGGATTGTCCGTAGCCGTGAAAAGCTCAAGCCGTTGCGCGGCGGGTTAGGCCGCTGCGGTGATCGTGCGAGCGCCGCTGCGCTTGACCGTGATAGTCGCCATCCATGCGGCGTTATCGCCAACGTCAATCGAGAAGTCCTTGATATAGCCGGAGAACTTCACGTTGGTAGCGGTCGTGTAGCTAGCAAACGCCGAACTTGCCGCAGTCGGTGCGGTGGCGATAGCGCCAGTGCTAGCGACAGGCGCAGCCAGCATGAACTCGGTAACTGCTTTCGATTCGCGGTATTCCTCGACCTTGGCGTGCAGTGTCGGATCAAAGATGACACTCATGGTCACGTCGCTTGTCTGATTGCGACCGCCAACGAACTCGTCTTCTTCGGACTCCCAATGCGATACGTCGATGTCGGAACTTGCGCCGCCAAGTCCGGACAGGCTCTTGCATTGGCCGATCTTGGTAACTGCGGTCGCGCCGGTGACGAAATACAGTGCAGCGTTGATGCTCTTGGTTGCAGTGGTCATGTTTCAGGTTCCTTGCGGGTTTTCAGGCACAAAAAAACCCGCTTACGCGGGTTGCTCTACCGTCTGACGACCGTCGTCAGTTCGGGATGTCAAGCTCAAAGTGCTGGCTAAGCCTGCACAGTCGAGCGTCGTAATCAGGATCGTCGGCAACAATGCCAAGGCAGCGGTGCGCGACTTCCATCGCAGAACGCACGGCATCGGCCATTGCGATCACTTGCGTTGCGCCAGCACTGCCGAACGGTGCCCAGCAATCGACCTGCACTCGATGCGAGTCAATCGGCGCAGGCACGTCAAGCGTGTTTTCTGGCGTGGTCGAAACAATCGACCACGTGACATAGGGCGCGGTCACGTTCTCAGGCACGACTTGCCGCCAGTAGATGCGCGGCGTGATCGTGGTCAGCGCGGAACTTGCAACCAGCACAGCTTGGACAGGGGGAACAACGCTCATTTGCCGACCCTCGCTGCGATCTTGTCCACTTCCACGCGCATCGATTTCACGATGGCCGCAAGCGCGGCCTCTTTGTTTTGCTCAAAGGCAGGAACAAGGAACGGGACAGGCGGCATCTTTGCCGTGCCGAACTCAAGAAAGCGCCAGTAGTAGGTGCTTCCCTGAGTCTGATACGTTCCGCCAGCCTTGCCGCTTCGCCGGTTGCGTGCGCTGTTCGCATACGGTTTGCGAGCGCCGCCCTTTACGCCAACGAAATACTGCTCGGCAGCACCGTCTGACTCAGGCCGACGATCACGCGCCGCCACGATGTTTTTCTTCAGCGCGCCAGTGTCCACAGGTGCGTTCTGACGTGCGGCATCACGGATCACCTTTGCGCCTTGGAACAGCGCCTTGCGCGCAGGACCGCCGCGCTTGCTGGCCTCTTTGCCGAGTTTCTTCAGCGCGTCGAGAATGCCATCAAGACCTTCCAGCTTCACTTCAACCGTCATTTATTCCGGCCTCAAGCATGAGCGTAAGGTGAGCGCGCAGCGTGGGATCAGGCTGTACGCCGAGAATGTTGTACGTCACGCCGTCGCAGATCAGTCGCATATCCGCGGCGATCACTGGCGAGCTGCGATAACGGATCGCCGCACGCGCCGTCACAGCAGAATTGATCGACTGCGCAGACACAATCTCGCGCACCGACAGCGGCGCAAGTGAGCACGGCTCGTCTGTCAGCACCGCCGCCCAGCCGTCCACGGTCGCGCCGGTCACGGCATCGGCTGCTACAGACTGCCGCTGCTGAATCGTGCAGCGGTGGCGCAGCGTGCCAGCCTTCATACGCCGATCTCGCGGTACGGAAACAGCAGCGCGTCAACTGCCGGATTGTCCAGAATCGGCTTGTCGCTCAGGCTTTCGCGGTTCGCGTACAGTCCGCCGACGATCAACTTGATCGCCGCAACGATGTCGTCAGGCACATCCTCTGCGTCGCCGTAGCCGACAACGAAGGTCACGGTCACGGCGTTGTAGGTGTCCTGCGTTGCGGGCCACGAATCGACCGGACTGATCCAGCCAGGACGACGGTATTCATCGACCACATAGGCGGAACTCACCAGCGTTTGCGCGGCTTCGTTTTCGTCAAGATACTCGACCGCCGTTACCGACTGCAGCGGCCAGCCTGCAAGCTGCAGCGGGCCATCGGGGAACGTGTCAAATACCGCTTCCCACGTCTGCGCAATCAGGCGCAATCCGGTGATGTGCTCGACATGCCGACGCGCTGCCTTGATCAGCGAACCGATCAGCGCGTCATCTGCCGAGTGAGTCACGGCCAAGTGCGCTTTCGCATCTGACAGCGATACAGGCTCGGTCGCGGGTTGCGTCAGGATTCTTGCGGTAGTCATGGCGTCCTTTTTGATCGTGAGTCACCAGCGCGCAGAAATGCTGTCGCGCTTGGTCGTTTGCCTGTTTGTGCAGCGATACGCTTTGCGTACGCGGACACACGCGCCGGAACGGAATCGCCGAACCGCTGCGCGATTTGGTCTGATCGAATCTCGTCGGAATCGCCAAACCTTAAAAAAACCTCTGCAGCCCTCGGATACTTGACCGACGGCCTTCCTGAATCTGATACCGAAACGCCCCAGGCATCGGCCCAAGCCGCACCGAACGCCAGCCCCCAAGCCGAGGCCATCACGGGCCCCAAGGATCAGACGGGCTGCCTGATCCGCTGATCGTCTGGCCTTTGATCTGCACGGTGTTGACGGGGATCGTTGCGGCTTCCAATGCCGCCACGACTGCATCGGCAAGTGCTGCGTAGTCCACGCCGCCGCTGCTGGCCGTGTTGAGTTTCGCGCCCATCGTGCCTGCGTCGTTGCTGACTGCCGACAGTGCTGACCAGACAGCGGTGGCGATGCTCTGCGTCGTCAGCACGCTGCTATCTTCAGTGCTTCCTTCCATGTACCCAATGGCATACGGAATCAGCGTGCCGGTGACGGTAAATGATGCGATTCCTGCACCATCTGCCAGTGCGCCAAGTTGCGCCGGTGCCGCCGTGACGGTGAACGATGCCGCGCCGCTGCCGTTGATGGATGCCGTTGCCAGTGCATCCGCCACCGACACCGCGAACGAGGCTGCACCCGAGCCGCTGACGATCAGCTCGCCCGCCGCATCGGCGACGGTGAACGTGATCGCCGCCGAACCCGATGCAGGCAGGCCCATCGTGCCGGATCCAGTGGCCTCGACCGCAATCGACGTGCGCCCCGCCAATCCGCCCGCCTCGACCGCCAGAAGCCATGCACGACCGCCATAGCCTGACGGGATTGCGCCGACGATCTGCGAATAGGTGCCCGACACGTAGCGATTCAGCCGCGCACCTTTTAGCCCGCCGTAGGCCATTGATCCAGAGGCAGCCAGCGCCCCCGCAATGGCACGCGGCATGCTGCAAAAAACGTGTTGGCCGTTGGGATACAGCATCAGCCCCAGACCGTTTCCAGCGCACCAGAAAACGTGGTCGACGCCGCGACCGCCGCGCCCGTGCCAAGCAATAATCCAAGACACGCGCCGTCTTTGATCTGCGGCGCGCTCGGCAACTGGTTCCAAAAGTCCTTTTCGGTCATCAGTGACGCGATGCTCAGCGGAATCTGCGCCAGTGGTTTGACCAGCAACAGTACCGCCGTGGATGCCGTGCCCGATGCCGCAGAAAGCGTGACCGTCTGCACCGACTTGACGCCGGTATCACCCGATGCCAGCGGCAGATAGGGCCCGTAGTTGTTCGCCGCAGTGCCCGAATGCACGATGTGCGGCACGATGGCCGATGCCGTGCAGGCTACCGTGACCGGCAATGTGCGGCCCGACGTGCTGCCGCTGTTGGTGTAGCTGACGCTAAGGTTATGCGCCGTCGCGCCCGTGGTTGATCGTGCAGCCAACGCCAGCCGACAGCCTGCGCCATCGGTGTAGCGGTGCGCTGGCGTGCCGAGCAATGTCTGCGCCGACAGCGTATTCATATTGATCCCAGGCCAGTAGCCCTGCACGTCCACCAGTTGCAGCACCGACGGCACGCCCGTGGCGGCGGTAGACCATGCCGCCATCGTGCTCAGATGCTTGATCAGCGGCGTGACGTCAGCGCCGTGCGGGATGCCGAATCGCGTGGTGCCGTCACCCGCCGAGCCGGTGCAGGTCTGCCACGTCAGCGCGGTGCCAGGGTAGGTCGTGGCGGGCGGGTAGCCGCCAAGAGAGAGCATTTCATACCAG